GCTTTTAATTCTTTGAGTGCCAAGGAACAGTGGGACTTTGTTTGTAATGTCGACCAGAAGATAGAAACCTTCGCTAAGGGACGCATGAGTTCTGCTAAAAGCATATTAGATAATATGCAGAAAATCACACAACGGTTAGTCCGGTATCAGCTAGCATCTATAGTTGCTAATAAACAGCTGATCAAAGGTAAACATATTAGGTTATTTTACCGTAACTTTAGGGAGAGTCGTAAAAAGTTGGACTCTGATGAGTGTGATGGATCAAGTGTGTCGTCGAACTCTGTTGTTGTGCAGGTCAACAAGGGTGATTTTTCTAATAGTGCTAAAGCTAGGAAAATTAATAAGGTTATGAAAAAGTGGATGCCTAAAACATCCAGCGACGACGAAGATGATGCTGGTTCGACGGAATCTTTGATAGATTCGTCCTCATCATCTGGTTCAGAATCTGTGGGTCCGAAAGTTGATCCTAAAAACAAGGAGCAGGAAGAGAAGATTGATTTGTTGTCAATCCCGCTGCCCAAGATGATAAATAAAGTCTGGTATGACCGGTATTATTTTGATTCTTGGTTATTTGATATTGGTTATTATAATAGGCAATATGTTATTAATAACTATGATTCTGATTTAATTGGCTCTGATGGGAGACATGATGTATATTTGACAACGCAAATGCTGCACGATAATCCTGATGATATGAAAGTAGTCAGACATGACTCGATCATTAAAATGAAATTTTTAGGTACTTGGTATGATGTACCCATATTGTCGAGAGCGTTGTCTTTTACCAAGGATTTGTATATATCACAAGAATTGGCTACACAAGCTTTAATTAATGCCAATACTTATTTGTCCTTGGATTTAAAATCCGTGTTTTATAAAATTGCTAATTGTATTAGTAGCGTCTCTACATATAATTATGATAGATATGATGCTGTATTGGTACGCGAGATGTTTGCCGACACTACTACGTTTGCTTTTAATTATGCAAAGATGTTGCGTTACCATAATGAGGATACGGATTTTCACTCATCCCCAACCCTAGAATCGTCACGTACGGATATAGAACAAAGGAGGTTCTATTACCAGAAATCCCAGAAGTTAAGGATAGCGTTGAAATTTGCAGGTTTATACCTGCGGATAACCTCAGTAGGAGGCCTCCTATTCGTGTTGGTCTTGGCTGCCAAGTCGAAGGGGCTGCGAACCCGCACCCTGATCCTGATGACCCGGATAGTTGCCTCGATGGCGTATCTTATCGATTCTGTCGCAAACCTCCTCCTGCAAATCGTGCTCTTCTTGCTGAACTCAGGGAGTTTTCTCTCAATTTTATTAAAGAGCATTTTAAGCCGCTTCCGGCTGACACAGATTTGAGCGTAGAAGGTTGGTTGGGGGAATGTAGTTATACACTACAGCGAAAGAAAGAGCTTATGGAATTATGGCACAGTAAAGGTGCATTATTTAATACCGATCCACGTTTTAAACGTGTTAAAAGTTTCATTAAAGATGAAACGTATGGCCAATATAAATACCCAAGAGCGATTAACTCACGACATGATATGTTTAAAATCAGAGTTGGTCCTATTTTTAAACAGATAGAGAAAGTCGTGTTTAAAGATCCATACTTTATTAAATACGTCCCTGCAGATGAAAGGGCAAAAGTTATTAAGGAAGAAGTGCATCAGGATAATGCAACAGTTATCGGCACAGATTACACCTCTTGGGAAGCGTTATGTACGAGGGATTTGATGATGGCAACTGAGATACCATTATATGAATACATGACGCAAAATTTACCTGATAAGGAGTGGATTAGGATTGTTAAATCTGCACTCACAGGCTTGAATATTTGTGAATTTAAATTTTTCAAAGTTATAATAGAAGCTACGCGGATGAGTGGTGAAATGTGTACATCCTTAGGAAATGGCTTTATGAACCTCATTTGTTCCCTGTTTGTATTGCATAAATTGAAGTGTGATAGGGTTAAAGGCAAAGTGGAGGGTGATGATGGCGTTTTCAGTTTTTTGGGAAAAGCGCCGACCCCTGATGATTATCAGCGTTTGGGTCTTTTGATTAAAATTGCCATATATAAGAATGTTACCTCAGGTTCGTTCTGCGGTGTTATCGCTGACTTTGATGATTTAATAAATATTACAAATCCAATTGAGAGTATGTTGGATTTTGGTTATACAAATAGGGCTTATATTAATGCTGGGGATAAGAAATTAAAAATGCTGTTGCGTGCTAAAGCAATGTCAATGGCATATCAGTATCCTGGTTGTCCTATTTTGTATGAGTTAGCACAATATGGATTGCGCGTAACTGAAGGCTCGAGGTGGCAATTGCCATGGAATATGAGCCAGTATGAGATTGAGAGGTTCAAACGTATGCATGATAAATTTCAAGGTAAAATACCACGTCGAGAACCAACTTATAAGACTCGTTTGTTGATGGAAGAAACATATGGTATTAAAATATGTCATCAAATGGAGATAGAGGAGTATTTAAGGAATAAAAATGATCTAACACCAATTCGATGTCCGGCTGTGATACAATATTGTAACAAGGATCAGATCGATTATTACAATAAATATGCAAGTCATACACGTGACTATTATCCTTGGTTTGGCCAAAATTATAGCCGCTCAACATACAGGGGATCGCTACACCTCTATGTCTAGCAAACAAACTAGAGCACAGGCCCGCCGTCGACGACGTGCAGCAGGCCCAAAACTTTCTAAACCATTGTTGCCGGTGGTTAAGAATAAGATGCGACGGCAGCAAAATAATATAGCGAATACTCGTAGGAAACTGACGGCGGAACAAGAAATTGTTTCAGCAGTTAATAGATACGGACCAGCGGCTGTTAGGGTTGCTGGCAAATTTATCGGAAACGGTTTGCAACGTATGATTCGTGGATTTGGTGATTATACAATCGCCAATAATTCATTAATGAATGGCCTTGATCCGCCCACTGTTAGGAATAGCCCAGGTGGAATGATAATAAGGCATCGAGAGTACATTGGTGACATCACCGCTAGTACTGGTTTTAGTTCAAGCATTTATCCTATACAACCTGGTTTATTTACTTCTTTTCCATGGTTGTCGGGAATTGCACCAAACTTTGAACAGTACAAGTGGCGTGGGATTTTGTATGAATTTAAGTCCCTAGCGTCAGATGCTGTACTCTCGACTGCTACTTCATCCGCCCTTGGTTCAGTGGTAATGGCTACTCAATATGATGTTAGAGATCCACCATTTCCAGATAAATTTATTATGGAGAATTATCAGTATGCTAACTCTTCAAAACCGTCACTTTCCTTCATTCATCCCGTCGAGTGTGCCCGTAGTCAGTCAGTTCTAAGTGAACTATATGTGCGAACATCTGCTCCACCCATCAATGCAGATCAGCGCTTGTATGACCTCGGAAACTTTACTATTGCAACTGTCGGGATGCAGGCTTCAACTGGGGTTGTTGGTGAGCTATGGGTTACTTATGAAATTGAATTCATGAAACCAAAGTTGGCCGATTTTGATCTCGATGTTCTTATGGATCATTATCGTTTGTCAGTACCATCATCAGTGGCTCCTTTTGGAAATAATTTTACTAGTACGGCGGGTTCAACTCTAAACGGTACGCTTACGCCTACGGTGTACTCGTTTCCGCCTGAATTAAATAGAGGTACTTTCTTACTCAATTATAGTGCCACCAATAATGGTTTAACGTCTGGACTGTTGGCCGCCACAGTGACGTTAGCTAATTGCTCATATAATACTTTTTATAGGAGTGGTACTATCCCTGCCATCAATAATGCGGCGGCAGGTAATCTTAACAACACACTCTTTCAAGAGTTGGTTGTTAATATAACAGGTAGAAATGCTTCTATTACTTTTGCATCACCAACCTTGCCTGTAGGCATTTTATCTGGCGATTTGATTATAGTTCAATTGCCGACGTTGGCCACTCTACAAGTAGTGGATGATGCTGCCGATGACTACGAAAATGTTAGTCTCGATGAAAATAAACCGCTTACGCAAGCTGAATTGTATGATATGTTATCTCGTATTGCGGATATGCGACTAGGTTCATTCTATGCTAATCAAGAACGTGAAGTCGCTAAGGGAAGAACTGAGTGTAAGCGCTCAGTTTCTGGTGGAGGTGGACCACTAAATTCCCAGTAAAATCAC